TTAGGAGGGTCAATGAAAAGCCTAATGTCACTCTGGTCCAGCATGGCTGAGGAATCGGCCATGCGATGCTGCACTAGCGCCACTGAAGACATTAATACCGTCTTCAGGCGAGTCGAACACGAGGGGTTATCGTTTCTCACGATAACCCTACCTGACTTTGGGAAGGCCACCCAAAAGTGGCTCGACCAAGGTCATGTCGGGACCATCTCTTCTTTCGCATCGAGCGAAAGAAAAGGAGGGCTCCCCCGATTTCTCGGAGGTTTCCTCTCCCGTGTGTTCGACCGGTTTAGTGGCACGTTACTCGATGACCCGTGCATCGATTCAATTATTGCCATTCGTCAGCTAACGCTGATGTTTGGCAAATTGTCCTATCCTTGCTCCCCAGCAAGGGTTCGGACAGCGATGCGCGAGTACGTCGAGTGTGAGCAGGACGTCCGCCAGGCCGACATGGATCTCTCCCAGGAAGATTTGGAAGAGTTCCGTTCTATGTCTGACCTGCTGTTTCGGGATGTATTCACCGCGATGGACTATGATGTCTATTACGGTCGACTACTTCCGAAGCATGGTCCCGGTTCCGTCGCTGATGGTCTTTCCAGTAATGGAAAGTATCAGCTTCGAACCTGGACCCGGCGACTCGAGGGGGTCTTTCCCTCCTACGAGTACCTTGTCCCGAATCTGCATTTTCGCGAGATTCTAGACGAGGTGACTATCCTCGAACCCGATGCAGAGATGCCCGTTAAGGTCATTTCTGTACCTAAAACGTTGAAGACACCTCGGATCATTGCAGTTGAGCCTGCGTGTATGCAATACACGCAACAAGCTCTCTTGCGATGTTTCCTCGGGGCTTATGGAAGGGATGAACTCCTTCCTCAGCTTATCGGATTTGATGATCAGTCTCCTAATCAGAGGCTGGCTCGTCAAGGTTCGGTGGATAACCGGACCGCTACACTCGATTTGAGTGAAGCATCAGATCGTGTCTCCAATCAGCTCGTCAAGGCGATGTTGTCTCATTGGCCTCATTTGGATAGGGCCTTTGATGCAACGCGTTCTCGGCGGGCTGACGTACAAGGCCACGGAGTAATCCGTTTGGCCAAGTACGCGTCCATGGGTTCAGCACTTTGCTTCCCGGTGGAAGCAATGGTCTTTTTGACCATGATCTTCATCGGGATTCAGAGATCGCTTAACGTGTCCCTTTCCAAGAAGGACATTCAGTCCTTTATTGGATCGGTGCGCGTCTATGGGGATGATCTCATTGTCCCTGTAGACCATGTGCTGTCTATCGTGCAGACTCTCGAGCATTTTGGTGCGCGAGTTGGTCTGGACAAGTCTTTCTGGACTGGAAAGTTCAGAGAGTCTTGTGGTCGGGAATACTTTAATGGAACGGACGTTTCACTTGTCCGAGTCCGGCAAGCGTTACCCGACACGATAGCAGACGCTTCAGGAGTTATCTCAAC